ACTTGTTGAACCAGACAGGAGATAACATTGGTATCTTGGCACTGGAAGAAGATATACCCAAGACAGCACTAGGCATTATGTCTATCGAAGCCAATAAGCAGCTACACTTACCGGATGTTAAAGCAGCAGTTACCCTTGAAGAGCAGAAAGGTTACTGGGAAAAGACTATGGGTACAGGTCGTATCTATATGCTTGACCATTGGGGCAGCACCAGTGAGGATGACCTGCTAGGACGCATACGCTACATGGCTAAAGGTTTAGACTGTAAGTGGATTATCCTAGACCACCTAAGCATCGTAGTCAGCGACCAAGCCAACGGAGACGAGCGTAAGGCTATTGATAGCATTATGACTAACCTCCGTAAGATAGTTCAGGAGACAGGTGTCGGCTTGTTCTTAGTGTCTCACCTACGCCGACCATCAGGTCAGAAGGCTCACGAGGACGGCGGTAAGATTAGCTTAGGAGAGCTTAGAGGGTCAGCCAGTATTGCACAGCTAAGTGACATGGTGATTGGCTTAGAACGTGACCAGCAGCACCCAGACGCTGATATACGTAACACTACGTGTGTAAGGGTTCTAAAGAATCGGTTTGTTGGTTTGACTGGTGCAGCTTGTTACCTCTACTACGACAAAGACTCTGGTCGTATGATTGAGACAGCCTGTCCAGTAGCCGAAGATAAGGTGGATTTTTAAGCTTATGAAGAAGATAGTCTTTGACATTGAAACCAACGGGCTAGAGCCTACTCTTATATGGTGTGTTGCAGTACGTGAAGTAAGCACAGCTAAAGAGTTAGTGTTTACCAGTGAGGTTGCTTTTAAAGATTACTTTTATTCTGAGCAGATGGAAATCATAGGCCACAACATAATCGGCTATGATATACCAGCACTCAAAAAGCTTTGGAACGTAGACTTCACTGATAAGAAGGTGACCGACACACTTGTTATGTCACGCTTGGCAGAGCCATCACGCCAAGGTGGCCACTCACTAGATAGCTGGGGTGAACAGTTAGGATGCCCTAAAGGAGATTATAATGATTGGCTTAATTTCTCTCAGGATATGGTGGAGTACTGTCAGCAAGATGTTAGAGTTAATGAACTGGTGTATAAGAAACTCCTCGTATCGCTTGCTGGTTTTAGAGACGAGAGCCTTGACCTTGAACATCAGGTACAGGACATTATTGCTCAACAAATCAAGAACGGTTGGCTCTTAGACCAGAGAAAAGCATTCACTCTACTAGCTAAATTAAAAGAGAAAAAGCTTGACTTAGAGGATAAGGTGCATGAGAAGTTCAAGCCTTTACCTACTTTTATAAAACAAGTATCACCGAAGGTTAAGAAGGACGGTACGTACTCCATCGTTGGCCTGAAGTTCTTAGGTGAGCAGTGGGAGACAGCAGTAGCAGACTTTAGTAGGATTGATTACCCTGAGTTTAACTTAGGTTCGCGCCAGCAAATAGGCCGATACCTACAGTACTTCGGGTGGAAGCCTGACACGTTTACTGAGAAGGGTCAGCCCATAGTAGATGAGTCAGTACTTAATAAAGTCAAGGGTATACCAGAGGCTGCGTTGATTGGGGAGTATCTGTTAGTGCAGAAACGTATAGCACAGATACAGAGCTGGTTAGACGCAGTACAGGATGACGGCAGAGTACATGGTTACGTAAATGCTAACGGCGCTGTAACGGGCCGTATGACACACTCAAGCCCAAACATGGGTCAAGTACCAGCAGTCTACTCGCCTTATGGCCGTGAATGTAGAGATGTCTGGACAGTGCCACAGGGTTACAAGCTAGTGGGTATGGATGCCAGTGGCTTAGAGTTACGCATGTTAGCTCACTACATGAACGATGAAGGATACACACATGAAATACTCAATGGAGACATTCACACGACAAACCAGTTGGCTGCGGGCATTACAACTCGTGATCAGGCGAAGACTTTCATCTACGCTTTCCTCTATGGGGCAGGAGACGCAAAGATCGGAAGTATCGTTGGAGGAAATGCGAAAGACGGCAAGCGACTTAAAGAAGAGTTTCTCCACAACACACCAGCTCTTGGACGACTTCGAGAGAGAGTTGGAGTTGCAGCTGGAAGAGGCTATGTTCTTGGCTTGGATAGAAGAAGGGTCGCTATACGATCAAGCCATGCGGCGCTAAACAGTTTACTACAGTCAGCAGGAGCTATCATTATGAAGAAAGCCTTGTGTTTACTGGATGAATATGCTATACTATGGGGCTTAGATTATCACATTATAGGAAACATACATGATGAAATCCAAACAGAAGTTAGAGAAGATCAAGCAGAACGATTCGGAAGACTTGCCACTAGCTGTGTTGAAGCAGCTGGACTTTTCTATAGACTCAATTGCCCACTGGCCGGAGACTACAAAGTTGGCAATAGTTGGGCGGACACCCACTGACAAAGAATGTATCTCTTGTTCAGTTCCACTAACAGAAGACAACTGGTACTCTTCGTTTGTTGAGAAAAAACATTACAAATGTAAAACATGTTATGACATCAGGAGGGTAGAGAACAGAGTTAAACGTGGGGAAAGGTCTCCTAGCTTGTTAGCTAAGTTGTTTGGCTGGAAGACACAGGAAGTATACAACCAAGTTAAAGAAGGCTCAGTATACATCATGGAGAACCCTGCGTGGAAAGGCTGGGTTAAAGTAGGAATGGCGGTCGACCCAACTGACAGGCTTAAAAACTACCAAACATCGTCACCGTTTAGAGACTACACTTTACTCTACTCATACGAAGTAAATGACAGGAGAGCTGGAGAGTCGGCAGCACACGCAAGGTTGGCACAGGAGTGTGACAACATCAACGAGTGGTTTAGGTTACCAGCCGCTATAGCTAACGAAATGATATTGGAAGTGATACATGACTACTGAAAAAACAACGGATAATCTAGTAGACGACATTTACGCACTGATGGAAAGCAAGGATGCTGACCCGTCTGTAGATGTAGAGAAGGAGATAGAGAAGTTCGGAGAAAGTGTCAAAGCTCTAATGCGCACAGAGTTTGGTCGGAAGAAGCGAGAGGATAACCGCAAGCTACGTTTGTCGAATATCGGCCGCACCGACAAGTATCTCTGGAATCACTTTAACGGCACAGAGAAGGAAGAGATACAGCCACACACCTATGTCAAGTTTATGTATGGTCACTTGATTGAAGAGATGTTAATCTTCTTGACACGGATGGCAGGACACACAGTAACAAATGAACAGAAGGTGTGTAAGGTAAACGGTATTGTAGGTCACATGGATTGCTCTATTGACGGAGTAGTTACAGACGTTAAGTCAGCCAGTAGTTTTGGCTTTAAGAAGTTTAAAGATGGTTCACTGGCATTTGACGATCCGTTTGGTTACATTGATCAGATCAAAGCATACGCACACGCAGAGGGAGAGACTAAGTTTGGCTGGCTGGCGATGGACAAAGCCAACGGTCACTTGACTTATCTAAAGTATGACCTAGAAGATAAACAGGCGGCAGTTTATGACATACTCAAGGCACCTATTACCGAAAGGATAGAACATGTAAAAAAGCTAGTAGAGCAGCCAGAACCAAAGGAGTGGTGCACACAACCCGTACCGGACGGCAAATCAGGAAATACAAAGCTCTCTATTGGTTGCTCTTATTGTCAGTTCAAAGACCACTGCTATCCAAATTTAAGAGTCTTCAACTACGCTTACGGGCCAAAGTATTTAGTCAACGTAGTTAATGAGCCACGGGTAAGGGAGATTCTTTTAGATGAAACAGGCTTTTAGGTCAGGACTAGAGAAGAACTTATCAGAGAAGCTAGATGGGCAGTACAAGTTTGAACCGTATGGTCTGCCCTACACTACACACAGGAAGTACCTACCGGACTTCGTACACGAAGACAAGGCAGTGCTGATTGAATGTAAGGGGTTCTTTAGAGTAGGCGACACACAGAAGTATACGGCTATACGAGACTCAATGCCGGAATGGGAGTTAGTGTTTGTTCTCAGCAATCCACACAAGAAGGTAAGGAAGGGTGGTAAGATAACGATGGGTGAGTGGTGTGACAAGCAAGGCTTTAAGCACTACACTATAGATACAGCCAAGGAAATGACCAAGTATATTAAAAGGAAGAAAGTCTAATGGCCTATACATTTGAAGAGTACAGAGAGGCTTTTCTCAGAGACAGTGATGAAGTTCTTATCTTAGAGGTACTTAACATAACAAGTGAAGACTTACTAAACGCTTTTGAAGACCGACTAATTAGATACAGAGAAGAGGAAGTAGAAGATGAGCATTAATAACGCAACACCAGCAGATTGGGACAGACTACGCAAGCAAGCACCAGCTGTTGAGCCTACAAAAATAGATGATTTAATGAAAGTATATGTTGAGATGTCGCAGGCAGAACTAGAAAAACCGGACCCTGAAGCGGACATGGTACGTAGACCCTCACACTATAACACTGGAAACATTGAATGTATTGAAGCTATCGAAGAGTCTATGTCCAGTGTTGCATTTAAAGGCTACCTCAAGGGCAACTGCATGAAGTACCTGTGGCGTTATGACTACAAGGGCAAGCAGGTAGAAGACCTAGAGAAAGCAGGTTGGTACTTGCGCCGTCTAACGGCTGTGGTGACAGAGGAGAATAGCTAATGGCTACAGGACAGACACACGGAGGCAAGGGTTCATCGACCCGCCCCACAGATAAGAAGAAGTATGAAGATAACTACGATGCTATCTTTGGTAAGAAGAAGAAAGACAAAAAGATGCTGGAGGAGGAAGAGTTACTTGATTCCTATATTACAAGCTACATTATTCCTCCCGAAACGGATGCTACCGACATCAGTGTCGGCACCATAAAAGAAAAGTTAAAGGGTGGAAGCTATGAGCCTAACAGATGAAGAAATCCTAGACTTTGTAAAAAAGCATATGACCTTCGGGAAAGACTTTCGGGGCAGGTTACAAATCAAAGAAGTTAACATCTCTATTTTAGGAAATGTTCGTGGCGATGTTGGTGGCGATGTTTTTGGGGACGTTGAAGGCAATGTTCGAAGCAATATTTTTGGCGATGTTCGAGGCTGGATTGATGGCAATGTTGCAGGCGATGTTGGCGGCGATGTTGGTGGCGATGTTTTAGGCGATGTTGATGGCACGGTTCATGGCGATGTCGTGGGTAATGTTGGTGGAGATGTTTATGGCGATGTTAAAGGCAGTATTAAAAACAATGTTATAGGTGGGTAAATTATGAGTGTTATATTGAACAGTAGAATGAAGACGCCTGACGGAACAATACTTGAGTCACTCCATCGTTACGACTATGTTACGCATACTGATGCTAACGGCAAAGAATATATGCTAGATGGTGGGTGCGACTACGTGAGGTGTTCTGCTAACGGTGATGAGGAAATGTTAACTGTAACCTCAGACGATAGTCATTCATTGATAAGAGAAGCGGTCAAATGGGGCACTTATGGTAAAGAGAGCAACCAGCCTCTGAAGTATGTGAAAGTTGCTGATTTAAATCCATATCACCTTAGAGCTATCTTAGACACACAGCAGAAAAGGATGCGCCCAGCTTTGTGCAAAGTAATGCAAGATGAGGTTAAGTACCGAGAGGCACGAGTTTACCGCACCACAACTGCAGAGAGTAAATAAATATGCAAGTTAGAATGTATCGACTTATCGAAAGGTTAATTGATGAAAGCATAGAAGCAGGGTGGCGATACGCGCACAAGCACACAGACTCACCTACGGAAGACACAATAAAGCACTGCATCGAACGTTACATAATGCTAGGCTTTGATGAAACCTTTGAATTTGACCAAGAGGATATATAGAATAATGAATCAATATCAACAGTTTATACATAAAAGTAGATATGCACGTTGGATGCCAGAGGAAGGCCGTAGAGAGACATGGGCAGAGACAGTACAGCGTTACGTAGACTTCTGGGCTAAGCGTGGTCAGATAGATGAGAAGACAGGTAAGAAGCTATTTAAAGCTATCCATGACTTAGAAGTAATGCCATCAATGCGCTGCCTTATGACAGCAGGCGAGGCACTAGACAAAGATAACGTAGCAGGCTTTAACTGTTCTTACCTTGCCATTGATTCACCGCGTAGCTTTGATGAGCTGATGTACGTCTTGATGTGTGGCACAGGTGTAGGCTTTAGTGTCGAGCGTAACTTCATCACCAAGCTGCCAGTAATTGCTGAGTCATTTCACCACACGGATACGACTATTGTAGTAGGTGATAGTAAGATTGGCTGGGCTAGTGCTTTCCGTGAGCTGATTGCCATGCTGTACGCAGGTAAGATACCTAAGTGGGACATGTCCGGTGTACGTCCATCAGGCGCACGATTAGAAACCTTTGGTGGTCGAGCGTCAGGCCCACAGCCTCTTGATGATTTGTTTCACTTCTGCGTAGGTATATTCCAGAAGGCTGAAGGTCGTAAATTGACGAGTATTGAGTGCCACGATGTAGTTTGTAAGATTGCTGACATTGTAGTTGTAGGTGGTGTTAGACGTTCAGCTTTGATTAGCTTGTCCAACCTCTCCGATGGTCGTATGGCTAAGGCTAAGTCAGGTGCTTGGTGGGAGAAGGAAGGTCACCGTAGACTAGCTAACAACAGCGTAGCGTACACAGAGAAGCCAGACTTCGAAGCGTTCCTTAATGAGATGCAGACGTTGTATGAATCTAAAGCAGGCGAGCGTGGTATCTTTAGTCGTGTAGCAGCACAGAAGATTGCAGCACGTAACGGTCGTCGTGACCCTAACCATGACTTTGGCACTAACCCTTGCTCTGAGATTATCTTACGTAGTAATCAGTTTTGTAACTTGTCAGAGATTGTAGTACGTGCAGATGACACACTTAAGACGCTCAAGGCTAAGGCTGAGGTTGCTGCTATCATTGGTACACTACAGGCTACCTTGACAGACTTTAGATACCTTCGTGCTTGCTGGAAGAAGAACACTGAAGAGGAAGCATTGCTGGGTGTCAGCATGACTGGCATCATGGATAACGACACACTGAGTCGAGCTGAGTCACCTATGCTGGCTGTGTGGCTAGAGGAGATTAGAGATGTTGCTGTTGCAACTAACAAGAAGTGGGCTGAGAAGCTTGGCATTAATCAGTCTACAGCTGTTACGGCTGTTAAGCCAAGTGGTACTGTGTCTCAGCTTGTTGATAGTGCTTCTGGCATCCATCCTCGCTTCTCTGAGCATTACATTCGACGTGTACGTTCAGACAAGAAAGACCCTCTTGCAGCCTTCATGTCAGCAGCAGGATTCCCAGTAGAACAAGACGTTATGTCAGAGTCATCGTTAGTGTTTGGTTTCCCTGTCAAAGCACCGAAGGGCAGTACGACAGTGAAGATGGTAGGAGCTATGGAGCAGTTAGCACTTTGGAAGACTTACCAGAACCATTGGTGTGAGCATAAGCCAAGTATCACTGTATACTACACAGACAGCGAGTTCCTGCAAGTAGCACAGTGGATATGGGATAACTTTGACATCTGTAGTGGTATCAGCTTGTTGCCTGTCAGTGACCATACGTATCAGCAAGCTCCTTATGAGGACATCACTGCTGAGAAGTACGAGGAGTTACTAGCAGCTATGCCACAAGGTGTTAATTGGAATGACCTAATCTACTTCGAGAAGGAGGATAATACAACAGGCTCTCAGGAACTAGCGTGTACTGGTGGAGCATGTGAGATAGTTTAGGGTGCAATAAGTGTAGTGAATGAGCGTTTATTGGTACGTAAAAGTGTAGTAAAACTAAGGGGCCTCGCGGCCCCTTTTTTACGTCTACTGGTTTTCTAATTCAGCCCTAAACTGAGCCGCTTCATAGTCATTCATTCCTCTAACTAAGTCATCAATAATAGTAGCCGCTGCTTTCTCCATAGCAGACGGAGACTTAAACTTTACCTTGTCAAAAGCTAACATCTTGTTTACTACTTTAGGGTTAAAGGCTGCTTTAGCTAAGAACACAGGAGTAGCTAAAACTGCCGCTAATCCTGCTCCTGCCGTTAAGAAGCCACCTGCCGCTGCACCCACAGTTGGAAGTACAACCTGCATGACTTTTCCTGCTCCGCTGTACTCCTTACTACGTAAAAACAAAGTACCTAAATTACCGTCAGGCTTGAAACTAGCTTCAGACATTACGTTCATTAACTGTTTAACTCTAGGATAATCCTTACCCGTTATAACTTTCAACATGTCAGCATTAGCAGGCTTGCTGTACTTTTCAGCTAAGTTAGCGTAGTCTTGAATTTTAAAGTCAGGTGAACTTGAATCAGGAAAGATATTCTTCAAGTAGCCTTGCTTTATTATTTGCTTTGCTTCCTTAGCTGAACTATAGGGTATCTCAGCAGGCAATGCGTCTCTTTTGCCTATTTGTTTGTAGGCTTCGTCAATACTCTTCATGAACTCATTAACTTTACTAGCGTTAGACTGAGTTGTCAGCATACGACCGAGAGCATCGTAATCGTTATTCCCTGCTTTTTTAATAACTCCTGTAGTTATTTGAGGTAAAAGGTTATCTCGTGCCGTCTTGTAGTTGGTTTTTAATTTAGCGTACTGAGCAGCAGAAGAAGAGTCTGCCTGCTTAATAGTTGCTATGTAAGAATCCTTGAGCATGTCAATGACATCCCCAAGTTCTTTTTGAGCAGTAGAGTTGTACATGCCAGAGTTGACATCCCCAAACTTACGAATCTCAGCAGACAACAGCCTGTCCATTTCGATTACGTCCGCAGCCTTCATGTTAGGCAGTTTTAAAATACCTGACATTTTGTCGTTAATAAACTTTACGGTATCTTTATCTAGCGTGCTGGTTGTCTTACGTACTTCACGCTGTGTTGCTTGTTTCCCTGCAAAAGGAGAACCCGAAGGAACTACGTCTTCTACACCAACGGATGTTATTTTATTAGCGTTTAAGTAGGAATTAAGTTTCTTTTTAATTGGAGAAACATTTACAACTTTATTTTTAAGACCTTCCTGTATTACGGTTAGACCATCGCCGTAAGAATCACTCAAAGCCAAACGACCTGCATTAATAGTGTCGTACATCGCCTCGCCCATCTCACGTGGAGAAGCATCACCGCGCATAGTCACTTTTTCAACTATCTCGTTCAGAGTTTCCTGTACAGCTCTATCCGTATCAGCAACTTTATTTAGATAAGTGGTCTCACTTAACAAGCCTGCTTGGCCTATCTTTTCGCTAAAGGTTTCTAAAGCACTCGCCTGTCCAGTTTGCGAGCGAGACAAGGTAGCTCCTTTCTCTTGTAATAAACGCTGTGAAGCCTGTAGAGATTCGGGAGTTCCTGCTTCCATACCTTCTCTAGCTTTCTTTAAAAGCAGCTTAGCAGTTTCATCAGGGGTATGTCCTAATGCTTTCTTAGCGGCCATGAACGGTATTTTTAACGCCCGTATTGCACCTAACGTAGCTACGTCCATCTGTATGCTGTCAAGTGTTTTGTCTACCGCTTCTTGATACTGTAAATCTTCACCTGTCAAAACGTCTGAGCCTAAAGAACCTGCAAACGTGCCAAGGGCTGCCCCAGCAACAGCGCTTGTTCCTATAACAAAAGGATTCATGGTAGGAGCTGCAAGTTTAGCACCTGCAATACCGCCTGCAATACTGGCGGGTATGTCTAAGTTTTCCTGTAAGAATTGACCTACATCGACGCCCTCACCTGTAGCTCCCATTCCTCTTCTCTTTTCAGGAGGCGGAGGAGGAGGAGGAGGAGCAATAAAGTCTTCATCCGATGCCAAGTTGTTACGTAGGAGTATTTCTTTTAAACGAGTTTGTGTCATCCCTTCCGGAATTTCTTTTACCGTAAGAGTTCTACCGTTCGGTAATCTTAGTTCTTGTGACATACTGTTTAAACTCCTAATTTACTGGTAAAGAGGAAAGGTCAATTACTACTGTTGGTTGCTCACCCACGGTTTTATTACCTTTAGTAGAATACTGAGAATTAACATAGTTGTTATAGCTTTGTAAGTTTTTGGTTGTAGGGAGCGTTAAGTATTGTAACCGCGCCTGTTTACGTTGCATTTCTGCTATGAATTTTTCAATAATAGCTTTGTTGACTCCCTCTCCTTTGTCTATACTGGCTTGTAAAGAAGCAGCAACGGCTCTTTCACCTTCTGTTGGGTTAGCGCCAAAAGCTTTAAGGTTGTCTAACATCATCTGACCTGCAAGATTTTCAAACTCAGAAACACTTGTGGGTGTGACGCCAAACACATCAAAAATAGCTTTCTTAGAAGTTTCAGTAAAACCGCCTGTTTCAATATCACTTAAAAGGCCTAGCATTCTGTTACCCGTTATTAACGCTTCTCCAGTTTTAGCTGTCTGCTCACTAGCTTGGCCTCTCAGTTCCCCAAAGGTTTGAGCTTCTACTTCTTCTCCCGCCGCTGTAATTTCGTCTTGAAATGACTGCCCAAACTCACCAGATACCATTGTAAGCTCACCTGTTGGTTGAGCAGGAGCGTTGGGGGTTATAGGAGAATATATAGTCTCCATCCTACCTGTTTGTTTGCTCATAGCGGCGTTGACGTTATAGAGATTGTCGTCCTTATCTCTAACAACATAGCTTCTACCAAAGCCATAAGGAGAAGAACTGCCTCGTGTAGCTGATATTCGAGAAATATCGAGAGCTTCTTGCTGTTGTTTGTTTGAAAGTAGCTGCTGCTCTCTTGCTGCGTCTTGTTGAGCTAAACTTTCTTTAAGAGCAGGCAAAGCAGCGGGGTTTACATTGCTAATAATTTTAAAAATTTGTTCTCTTTCTTCTGGTTTATTAATATCCAGACTAGACAACATCTGGTCAGCTTTCTCTTTTGTAGTTCTAGTGTCAGTATTGAATAAACCACCCATGCCTTGACGAAGACCTTGAGCTGCCTGTGCGCCCATAGCTAACTGACGCTGAGACATAGACTGTCCTGCCATAGGGTCAATAGGGGCTTGGGTAATGCCTGTGAGCAAACCTGCTAAATCTGTTTGTGCCATTGTCTTGTTCTCCTATTATGCGTAGTTGCTGTAGTCGTCATAAAGCATGCCGGAAGCACTGCCCGCGTCTTGGCCTAGATTATAACCATAATAAGCATCTCGTTCAGCTTGAGTCATGTTATCTATGTATTCTAAATTATCTCCAGCTGTGCTACCAGTATTACCTGAACCAAAGAAGTCCATAAGAGAACTCAACAAACCGCCACCAAAGTCACCCGTTAGCGGGTCTCTTGAACCAGTAACACCACCTAAAACAGCTTGTAACTGCTGCTGACGAAGCAGGTTAGCCATCTGCTCACCCTGCATGAGACCTTCAAGACCTGCTGTAGAGGCCTGTGCTTGTAATTGAGCACCCCCTCTCTGACCCTGTGCAGCCATCTGAGCTGGTATAGAAGAAGCACCAAATAAGCCTAAAGCTTGCTGTTGTGGGTTATAACCAGCAGCTTGTAAGCCTTGACCTAACTGTAGGTTTCTAAGCTGCTCTGCACCCACTTGCTGTCTAGCAGACAACTGAGCATTAAGCATAGCTTCTTGTCTTGCTTTCTCAAACGCTAACTGCTCTGAAGTGCCACCGTACTGACCGCTAGTAATACCACCACGACCACGAGCAAACAAGCCTTCTTCCATCGACTGCTGTCTACGTAGTTCTTCAGGAGCCTGTGCTGCTCTAATCTGATTGTACAGGTCAGTAGTGGCTTGCTCTGTGCCTACGCCTAAGCCTCCTAGAAGACCTTGAGCACCTTGGAGGTACTGTGCCTGCCTAGCTTGCTCTTCCGGAGACAGGGTGACACCTAAGCCCCCTTCAGGAGTAGTGGCTGCTGTTGCTAAGTTACTAGTTACAGTGTAGGGCTTGAACTGTGATGCTTCAGAAGCTGTTTGTCCTATCTGGCCACCAAGGGCTAAGCCAGCTCGTCCTGCTGCTGTTGCACCTTCAATGCCTTCTTGTCCAGCGTAGTAGCTACCTGCTGTGTTGACTAGGTTTCTACCTAAGTCCATTAATCCGTTAGCCATGTTTAAATACCTCCAATAATAAATGCAAGCAGTTCAGAGTAACGAACCCCTAGTCTAGTTTGTTCTTCACCGTCATCGTTAGTCCAAGTGCTGCTTATGAACATAGCGTAGTCACCGGCGTCAAGACCTTCTGCTTCAAATGCAGCCTGTAAGTCTTGAGCTATAATACCAAAGTGAGTTCTAGCTTCATCTCCTTTAGCTTCTACAGCAGACTTCCAACGGAACTTACGTAACAAGCCTTTACAAGCTACAGCTACACGAGTCTCTGCTTCAGTCAGTTCCTCTATGTCTTGCTTCTCGTTCTGGTCAGATGTCTGGATAGTGCCGTTGGTAGCGTAGATGTCATCGAATCTAGCTGATAATTTACCCAAGGCTACTAGGTTGTCGCTGTCAGCGTTAGTGTTAACGTTAAATGGAGATATGTTTTTCTGAGTATAGTCTATAAAACGTAAACCTGTTGAACCTTGTCCTATACTAAAAAATCCTTGAGGACTTGTGTAGCCTGTTGTTATTTTGCCTGCAATGTTAGCACCGTTGTAAAGCGTTAATGCTACGGCTCCAGCGGTTGCTGCTGTAGTTATTGCAACTGAGCCCGTTAGTGATGGAGACGCTTTAGGAGCTGTCGTTAAAGTATCTGCTTTAGTAGCGATAGCTGTAGCAATGTTATTGAATTCAGTTGTAAATTCAGTACCCTTGATTAACTTACCTGCGTTACCAGAGGGAAGAGAATCTTTAGCACCGAAGTTGGTTGTTACTGTATAGTTAGCCATTTAGATGAATCTCCCTAGTAAGGCGTGTATGTCTATCTTTTGTATTGAAAAAGGTTTACCGTTGATTGTTGTCTCAACGCCTACGGTTACTTCTGTGCCTGAGCCTGTTGTGTTTACTCTTGGTGTTTGAACTGTAACACCACCTGAAAACTCACTGATGTTAAACTCACCTACTCCGTAGACACCTTCGTTTACTACGTTTTCGAAACTAAAGCTTGCCTTAGAAAAGTTATCAGAGTAATCGTAAGACCAGTTAAGAACAGCGGATGCTCCAGCACCTCCAATAACAGTCACGTTAAATTTCTTAAGAAACTTTAAGTTGGTAGTGTTGCCCCAATCTAGCGGATGACTAAAGTAGCTCATCTGGTAAGGCAAGTCGTTATCTAAATAACCTTCGTATCTAGCTATACCTGTAGGCTTGCCCATGTAAAGTGTATCGTCAGCAAACACAGACAAAGCTAAAGGTGTAATGCCTGACCAAGTAGTTACCCTAAAAGAACCATCTTCTAAGGGCGCTCTAACGTCAAAACAATAAACAATACCTGTTTCAGGTAAGGACAGTAAGTAAAAAGCATGCTTAGCACTATAGACGCTTTGGATAGTGTGGCCGTTGTCAGCACCTATTTCTTCTTCAACACGAGCCATCAAGTCTGTACGTACGTTTTTACTTATATCACGTAGAGGTATTGATTTTTCTTGTATTAAACGTCCCAAAGACATTACACCACGGTTAGACAAAAACAAAAGGTCAGAACCAGTTGATTGCACAGAGTCTCTAGCGATACAACCAACACCTTCAATAGTGTCAGCCAGTGTTATTGAAGCGGCAACACCGCCTTCTAAACCTACAACTCCTGTGTAGAGTATAATGGAACGCTTACCGAAGACAACTAAAAACCCGTTGTGTTCAGCTAGGGCAACCACTGAGTCGTAGCCTTGAGGCCATACAGTTGTTAAATCAATAGTAATCCAAGAGTTACCGTTACCATGCCAAGTGTCTCCATCTAACAAAGCACTGCCATATATTTTATAGTCTTCATTTGCTACAGAGGTAATCCACAGTCTACCAAATCCTGCTAATAACTCATCACCCTGCGGTGGCGCTGTGCTTCCTGAGTTAGGGACTAACTCCAAAGCAGTTCCACCTGCTGTAAACTTAAGAGGCGGATGTCCAGCTTGAAAGAAATAAACTCTATTAGTAAAAGAAGCTGTTTTCCAATCGTCAGCGGTACATACATAACCAGCAGGAAAAGGAATCTCAGTTAGTGTTGTAGTGCCTGTGAATATCTTACAGTTACCCATTGAGAAAACAGTTACTGTACCGTCATAAGCAATGAACTCTTGTATGTGTTTTATTCCTGCACTAGTCCCTAAAACTGCCGCGCCGTTAGTCGTTATTACTTTGTAACCGCTTCTAGCACCGATACGACCGTTAGTGTCTATCACACAGTTGTCAGCTGTTTTAGCAAAGTTAGGCGACAAGCCAACAGGAGAGTCTTGCGTGTTCAGCCCATAGAAAGCAGGAGCTGCGATTGAAAGATTCTGTAGTGGTTGTGCCATTATACATCAGTCCATATAGTTTCTGAGGGGAACCTTGCAGCATCCATTGCAATTGCATCGGATAGTGTAGACTTAGCCATAGCCATCATAGAGTTACTGGATGTGCCGCCAGTCTCACCACGCTCCTCAATAGCTAAAGCCTGTGCAAACTGAATAACAGCAGCGGAAGGCACGTTTAAAACATCAGTGTCGTTAGTGAACTCTGCGTCTCTGTTGACTACGTTAAAGCGTAAGTTATAGACATCATCTGGAATAGGGTAGATGTCTACTACTGCGTAACCATCATTATTAAAACCATTCCAAGCGTAGTAACAAGGAGAGCTTTGAGGAGGCTCTTGATTAAGGAATACGTTGTTCATCCAAGACGAGGTAGCCTGTTTCATAAACACATTGCTTGTGTCGTTGATGACATCTAAAGTCTTTAAACCTGTTCCTGAACCTACGAGGTTGTAGCTAAATACACCGGCAGTGGTGTCTACAGTCAGCGTAGTACGCATTGACGACCAATCCCAAGCATCCTCAACGATACGCTTAGCGTCATTAATTAGCTCACCGATTAGCTTACTGTACGGATTAGAAGATACAGATACTACCTCATCCTCTCTGAGTCTACGTAATACTTTGTTTACTGCTTCTAAGTAAGTCATAATTAAAATGTATTCCTCTCGTTAAAAGAACTAGCAAACGGGTCATCGTACAGCCCCACTACTTCCTGTTGTTGTGCTTGTGGTGTACGTAGTAACTGTTCTACTGGGCTGACACCTATCTTAGTTTTTAACTTAAACAAGTCTTCTTTAAATATATCATCAGTAGTACGTGTAGGGGATAGCGTAGAACCTCCTGTAAGCATTCCTAAGCTAATGTTAGGCAAGTCTATACCTAGGCTACCAAAACTTGGTAAAGCGTCTCTAACGGCTGTATCGGCAGCAGAAAGAGCATCGCCTATTGG